CGATCACGATTCAGTCGCGCGTGACATCGCGCGACGCGCTCGGAGGTCCGGTCGAGACTTGGAGCGACGTTGCGACGACGTGGGCCGAAGTGCAGGAACAGCGCGGGCAAGAGTACGCGGCGGGGCGTCTGTTGCAGACGCAGGCAGTCCGGTCGACAATCTTCCGCACGCGCTACGTGCCGAACGTCGACGCGACGATGCGTGTCGTCGAAGGGTCGCGCACGCTGCAGATCGTGTCAGTGGCGACAACGGGCAGGAACGAGGGCCTTGAGATCGTGGCAGAGGCAGTGAATGGCTGAGTCGACGACCCGCGTTGAAGGCTTGAGCGCGCTCCTACGCGCTCTGGACGCGCTTCCCGTGCAGTTGGAGCGCAATGTCGTGCGCGCCGGTCTGAGGGAAGGGTCGCGCGTCATCGTGCGCGAGCTTGGCTCGCGCGTCGTGGCGATCTCTCGCACAGGGAAGCTCGCCCGCTCGATCAAGATGCGCTCGCGCACGATCAACGGTCTGCCGACCCTGATCACAAGCGTCGGGGACAAAAGCGCGTATTACGCGCACATCGTCGAGAAGGGCGCGCAGCCGCACGACATCAAGCCGAAGCGCGGCACGATGCTGTTCTTCAACGGTCGCGGCACGCGTCTCGTGAAGCACCCCGGCTTCGCTGGTCGACTGTTCGTCAAGGGCACGTTCGACTCGCAAGCCGTTGCCGCTGTGAACGTCTTCAAGAACTACACGACAGCGCGCGTCCAGAAGGAGTTCGACAAGCTCGCGCCCGGAGTGCCGCTGCCATGAGCGCCGCGCTCGGCGCTCTGCGCGCGATGCTGATCGCTGACGCCGCTGTGACCGCAGCGGTGCCGTCAAGTCGGATTGTGGCGGGCGAGATACAGCAAGACACCGTTTGGCCGGTAATCGCTTTGGTTCACTCGAACACGCAGCGAGAAGGGAATATGGCCGTCGCTGTCGGCGAGGAACTGCTGAGCAGCACCATCGAGGTCTTGCCACTCGCGCAGGGTTACGCTTCAATGAGCAGCCTCGTGCAGTTGATCGAGGCGGCTTGTCACGGCAAGCGAGGGGTTTGGGGTGGCGTCAGCGTCGCGCAGTGTCTTCGCGTTGCGCAAGGCCAAGATGACTTCTTCGACGAACAAGGCGTATGGGCACGCCCGGTCGTCTTCCAACTGATCTACACGCGCCCATAGGAGAGCAGCAATGCCGAATCCCGCCACCGCAATTTTCCGCCAGATCAAGTACAAGGTGGAGTCGACCTATGGCTCGATTCCGTCGCCGCTGACTGGCTCTCAAGCTGTCCGTCGTGTCGAGTTCTCGCCCGATCTGTCGAAGGACACGTATCAGTCGAACGAACTGCGCACCGATCAGCAGATCGCGGACTTCCGCCACGGCGCACGTCGCGCTGGCGGCACGCTCAAGGGCGAACTGAGTCCGAAGGCGTATGCAGAACTGCTCGCCGCGCTGCTGCGCAAGGCGTGGGCGGCAACTTCGCCACTCACCGGCTTGTCCTCGACGCTCGCGGTCGACGGTGCGCACCCCGACTACACGATCAGCGGCACGGGCTTCCTCACCGGCAACACGGTGAAGGCTGGCGACGTGATCCGCCTCACGGCTGGCTCGTGGAACGCCGCGAATCTGAACGTGAATCTGCTCGTGAAGGACGTGCCGAGCGCGACATCACTCAAGGTGACGCCGCTCAACGGCAAGACGCTCGTGCCGGAAGGCCCGATTGCGACCACGACGATCACCATCGTCGGCAAGAAGGTGTGGGTGCCGACAACGGGGCACCTCGATCTGAGCTACACCATCGAGTCGTGGTTCTCCGACCTCGTGAAGTCCGAGATGTACACGGGCATGAAGCCGGTGCGCGCGTCTCTGTCGCTGCCGTCAACCGGCATGGCGACAATCGACATGGAGTTCGCGGGGCAGAACGTCACCGTGTACTCGGCAGAGCAGTTCACGTCGCCGACCGCTGCGCCCGCGTATGGCGTCGCTGCTGCTGTGAACGGTCTGCTGACGATAGGCGGCGTGCGTCAGACGGCGATCCGCGATCTGTCGATCAACATCAACGGCAACTTCGGCGGCTCGCCAGTGGTCGGCTCGAACACCGTGCCGTTCCAGTTCCCCGGTCGCATTCAAGTCGACGGGCAGTTCACCGCCTTCTTCGACTCGGTGACGCTGCGCGACGCGTTCTTGAACGAGACGGAGAACGCGCTGACTGTCGTGCTCGCGTCGGACAATCAAGACGCTGGCGACTTCATCGGCATCACGCTGCCGCGCATCAAGGTCGGCTCTGCGTCGAAGAACGACGCGCAAGACGGTATCGTGCAGACGTTCTCGTTCCAAGCGCTGTACCAAGCGGCGGGCGGCTCGGGCACGAAGAACGATCAGACGACGATCAGCATCCAAGACTCGCAGGCCCCGTAAGCGTTTCACTCACCCACGCAAGGAGAACTCGTATGTTCAAGCTCGGCAGCATCGTCGATATGGAATCGGCGGACATCGACATCAAGGACCCGGCCACCGGCAAGAAGATCGCATCGGTGAAGCTTGCAGGACCGGAGCACCCGAAGCGCAAGGCGATCTTCTACTCGAAGCAACGACGGATGCGAGCGAGCATCGCGCGCACCGGCAAGGTCGAGTTCGGTGATCCCATCGATGACGAGGCCGACAAGATCGACGAGTTGGTTGCTGCCACGCTTTCGTGGGAGGGTTTCGCGGACGAGGAAGGCGTGATGCTGCCGTGCACGGCAGAAAACGTGCGCAAGGTCTACACGTTCGAGAAGAACGGGTGGTTGCGCATTTATCTGTCGACCGTTGCAGATGAACGCGAGCGTTTTATCACAAGCTCCGTGGCGAGTTAATCGCTGCCGCAGCGGAGCACACCCGGCTTGGGCAACCGGTCGGCAAAGACGGCACACTTCGACAACTGCTCGCAGACGAAGAAAGGAAGACCGGCACGAAGAACCCGCGGCTCGATGCAGCGAAGATCCCGCCGTGGGGCGCAGCGCTTTGGGAACTGTTCAACACTCTGTCGGCTCGGCGTTCGAGTGCTTTTGTCGGCGTCGAGCCGCTTGCTGTGGAGCGGATCGAGGCGTACGCAAGGCTGACGGGAGTGCAGTTGACGCCGTGGGAAGTAGACACACTGCTGGCAATCGACGACGCCGTGCGGGAAGTGGCGTTAGCCGCTGACAAGGCGAAGAAGAAGGAGTGACGCGGTGAACTACGGCATTCTGATCAGCATGGCAGCGGACGTGGCCCGACTCAAGTCGGACATGGCCGCTGCGAAGCGCTCTGTCGACGAGTTCGGCAAGGCTGTCAGTTCAACGCTCAAGGGCGCGTTCGCTGGCCTCGGCATCGGCGTCGTTGCGCGTGAGTTCATCCAGATGTCGGACGCGATCACGCTCGCCGATGCGCGTCTGAAGCTCGTCACCAAAAGCGCGGAGGAGTTCGCTGCCGCTCAAAAGGAAGTCTTCCGCATCGCTCAGTTGAATCAGCAGGGGCTTGTCGAGACGAGCCAGCTTTTTCAGCGACTCGCGCCAGCCGTGCAGCAGATGGGCGGCAGCATGAAGGAGGTCGGCGCAATCACTGCCGCGTTCGCTGCGTCGCTTCGCGTTAGCGGCGCAAGCGTGCAAGAGGCGGCATCGTCGACGCTGCAGTTCGCTCAAGCTATGGGCAGCGGCAAGGTGGCTGGCGACGAGTTCAGAGCGCTCGCAGAGGCCAACCCGCGCTTCATGCGCGCCGTCGCTGAAGGGCTGAAGGTGCCGGTCGGCGCGCTCAAGGAGATGTCCAAAGAAGGCAAGCTAACGTCAGACGTGGTGGCGAACGCGCTCGTGGGTTCGCTCAAGACGCTGGTGCAAGAGGCGGCGGCGATCCCGACAACGGTCGGCGGCGCATTCAATCAACTGAAGAACGAGTTGATGGTCTTCGGCAAGGGCATCGAGGAAAGCACGGGCCTATATTCTGCGTTCGTCGAGACGGTGCAGATCGCAGCGCAGTTCATCGTCGAGATCGGTCGAGCGATGAAGGGCACTGGCGTCGACATTCGAGCGACCGAGACGCTGCTGCTGGAGATCGGCACAGTGTTCGAGACGCTGATCGTGCTCGGCACGAACGTCGCGTATGTGTTCACGACCATCGGCAAGGAGATCGGCGCGATGGCTGCACAGATCGCGCTTATGGTTCAGGGCGACTTCAAGGGCGCTGGTCGCGTGCGCGATATGTGGCGCGAAGACGCTGCGAAGGCTCGCGCTGAAGTCGACGCGTTCAGTGAGCGCATGGTCGGCGCAACGCAGCGCGCAATCGACAACGCGCGAGCGATGCGCGAGTCGGGCGCTGCTGCTGGCGTCGTTGCCGACGAGTACACGAAGCTCAAGTCGAAAGTGCCGACCGCCGATCAGTTGAAGGCGGCAGAGGCGGCGGCGAAGCTGCGCGCGGAACTGCTCGACCAAATCTCAGTGCTAGAGCGCAATACCGAGACGACGACGAAGCTGAGCGACGCGCAAAAGCTCATGCTGAAAGTCGGCGAAGCGCTGCGCGACAACAAGCTGCAACTCAAAGAAGGCGAGGCGCAGTTGATGATGGCGCGTCTGCAAGCGGTGCACGCTACCGAGCAGGCGCGCGAGCGCGAAGAAGAACTGCTGAAGGCGCGGCAGGAAAGCCTCGCCGACGAACTCAAAATACTCGCGTCGATCAAGGATCAGATCAAGTC